CTCGAACATTACTTCTCCAATTCTTGTATCATTTATCTCAAAACTTCCCTTATCACATTCCAAGAAAAGTTTCTTACACTCATGTTTCACTTTTAGACCTCCAACACTTTAGGTTTCCTTATCTTTTCTAACATCTCAGGATTTTCATATATATTGCCAATAACTTTAACCACTGCAATTTCATGAAATAACCCAACGCATTCTCCTAGCACTTCATTATCTATTACAAAGAAACCTTCTTCAAATTTTACCTCTCCTATAAATTCTTCAAATGATAAGATGTATGAAACAATATCACCCTCATAGATTTCTTTTCTAATACAATCCTTCAAACCTGTGTATATCATAACCTCAAAATTTTCATTGCTTGTTGGTAAATAAACACCACTATAAACCCACTCTCTAAGCAAATTTTTAGAATAGCACACCATTTCATCATAACTATACATTTCTTTACCATTTTTATTCCATTCTCTAAATTTTAACTCCATCTTTCATCCCTCCAATATTTTAACTTCCTACTCCAAACTTCTCTTTTTGGCTTTTCTTAATAATGTCATCAAGCTCATTCTCTGAATACTTAGTAAATGTTTGTTCAAAGTTAGCAAACTTATTTTTACTCACATGGTTATTAACTACTTTTTTTGTTTTCTTATTTTCTTGCTGTAATCTATATGATTCCAGTTGCTCATATGTAGTAATATTTGCATCCTTCCATTTTTTAAGGATACCTTTTAAGTATGCTAGATTCATATTCATCTTTTCAGCACATATCTCTATAGCTCTTTTAAATACTCTTATATCTACTTCATTAGATACTTCTAATAACCATTCAGCTGTAACTGGATATATTACTCCTATATTTTCTTCATACAGCTTCTTAAATTCTTTTAAAAAGTTATCCACAGGTTGCTTTACTATATACATATTATTAATACTGTTACTATTAATACTGTTACTATTAGTGTCCATATTTTCCGTGTCCGGCTGAGTCGTGTCCGGAAAAGTAGGACATGGTTCCATGTCTACATTTTTAGGATACGGTTCCGTGTCTTGCTTTTTAGTACATGGCTTTTTCTTCTTTTTCTCCTCTTTTAAACCTCTCTTAGAAATACATTCATCTATATAAGTTCTATCAAATACTATTTCATATATATTGTTTTGCATCTTGCCTTGTTTGGATTTATTCTTATGAACCCTTATATAGCCACTCATCTCTAGCTCTTTTTTGTACTTTGTAAATGTGTCTTTTGATATATCTAGTTCATAACAAATTAAATCCCTAGATGGAAAACATGTTCCATCATTCCCTGCAAAACTAGTTAGATATGAATACAGCATTCTAGCGCCAACTGTCAACCACCTATCTCTTGCTATTATTCTTGGCATAAGACCGTATCCACCACTTAATATATTTAATTTCTCTATAACTGACTTATCTTCATTCAAGGTGCCTCACCTACTTAATCAACATTTATAGCTTCTTCCACACTAACTTTACCATCCATATTTTCTTTTACTTCGAAATCAACTTCTAAACTTTCGCTTTCATCTACGACCATGCTCATATCTTCATCTATTTCAGATTTTATTGTTTCATCACCTACCATAGCTTTTTGTAATTCTATACTAAGTGGTGCATATTTTAATAACTGTTTTATAACTGTCTTTTTAGCCATTGAATCAAAATCTGTTTGCCATGGTCCACTACTATAACTTTTACTTTTACTCTTTGCAAATTCTATAATTTCCTCTTTAGTCATAAAAGAAAAACTATGTCCTCCTGTATCCAAATGATATACTGCATAATATCCAATTATTTCCCCTCTATCACCATTTAATTTAGGTTCATGAACTAAGTCTTGATGAAGCCCATATTTAATCTCAAATTTATCGTTTTCTCTTATTTTATGAGCATATATAGTTTTTATCTTTCCACTTCTTTGTGCTAATTCTAAAAGACCTTTATACCCAATTTGGAATTGCACTTTATTTCCATATGGTATCAAATATGCTTGACCTAAAGGCGTATTAGGCTCAAGACCTAATTGAGCTGATTCCATCATTGCTGCTATAAAACTCATAGGTTCACATGATTGTAACCTTGGATTATTACTAAAAGCTGTTAGGGCAACTCTTTGAAATCTCTCGCTTGAAACCATACTAGGTAAAGCTTTTTTTATCTGACTTGCCATTTTATTCATAAGTTGCTCCATACCTTTACTTGGACTTACCTTGACTGTATTTGCTCCTGAAACTTTCTTTTCTAATGCTCCTTTTGCTTTTTCACTAGCCATATATATTACCCCCTATTTTATTTTGAATGTTCTGTATGAACTTATATTTGTATATTTTTCTGCTATATCAGGCATTTCTTCTCTTAATCTCTTGGTATCAATGGACCTTTTAGTAGCTCCTTTCCAAGTTATTATTCTTCCGCCTAATGTAGCTAACTCAAACTCTCTCATTTCACTTTGTATTTCTTGTTCTATTAGCTGTTTCTCTCCTTTTAGTTCTTTCATTTGTAAAACTATATCATCATATCTTTTTAACTTTGATATACCATCTTCAAGTAGATTTAGTTCTATTTTCTCTTTTACTGAGTTTTTATACCTTGTTTTCAGAAACTCACTATAAGCATCTGAACCATCAGGAATTGGTAAAATGTCTTTTAATACATTTTCTTCCCAAAATTCACTCTCTATTTTCATTAGATTTTTAATTACTTCATTATCCCTATTTATCTTGTGCCATACAAACTTTTCATTTCCAAGAAGTGCTGCTATATAACAATGTGTAGCTCCTGTGACAGCCATATAGTGTAAGCATTGTATTTCATAATGAAGTGGAACTCCATTTTCCCATTCTTTTATAGAAAAACTATTTGTTGTCTTACATTCTAAAAATGCTTTTTCTCCTACTATAGCTCTGTCTATATTAGCTATTGCAAAAGGATACTTTTCATTTTTCAACATTCCATTTACATTACGGACCTTAAGACCAGTTTCTTCTGTAAAAAGTTCTGCAACTAATCCTTCTAATCTATTGCCTAATTCCATTCTGAAACTTTTAGTTTCTATTGGTATTTCTTCTTTCTTTTCTATATATACTTGAACAGAAGTTTTCCAGGGATTTAATCCTGCTACTGCTGACGCATCACTACCCCCTATTCCTAATTGTCTATTTTTAAGCCAATCAATTTTATCTATGTTCTTAGTATCAGTTACTATAAAAGCATCTAAATATTTTCTACGACTTGAAATTTTATTCATTTTATGGTATCCTCCTAAATAAGTTGAATTTTTTGTATGTGTTGGTTACTTTGACCAGCACTTTTTTTATTGAAATAATCCTGCTAAACATATTGCAAATAAACCTACTATTATTAAAGCTGCCATTTTATTTCCTCCTAATTTAAAACTTTAATCTTGTAATAGTTATCTTGAATATCTTCTACTGTTAATGCTTGATATTCAATACAGCCTCTCTCTTTATTAAGATAGGCTAAGTTTAATTCGTTTTCAGTTGCTACCACTATAATGCAATCTCTTTCGCCTTCATACAATGAATTGATTCTTATTGTTTTACCTACTTCAATATTTTCTAAATTAAAATTAACTTTTAAAACTTCCATGTTCAATCCCCCCCTTAAAGTTCTGGTCCTCTTTGCTTACATTCTTCCATATAAGCTACACACTCTGCATAAAATCGTGGTGTAGGCACTTTCTTATGTTTTTTACAAAATCTTAGAAACCATCTTAGAGTCAATTAAATCACCCCCTTTCTCTTTTTCATTACATCCTTATCCTTCATTGCATTTTTCATAATAAATTCTTCAAACGTTATTCTATCAATCATGTACTTTCTTCCGATTTTTAAAGCAATAAAATCCTTTGTTACCATAGCTTCTCTTGCCATGTTTCTAGCTGTTACATCAGATATTTTCAAGTACTCACAAAATTCTTCTATAGTCATTAACTCCATTCTTTTAATTCCTTTTCTGTCTAAAAACATCTTGATGAAATCTACTGTATCCTCTCGTCCCATTAATTCTTTTACTAAATCTTCTGTATCTATAAACTGTAATGCTGTACTCATTTTTATCTCACCCTTTCTGTATATGTAGACTTATTTAAAGAAAATCTTGCTAAATTCAATTCCTAAAAAGTAGAAAATTAAAATTAGAACTGCTCTAAGTAATAATGCTTTTTCTTTATTCTTTATTTTTTACCACTCCTATCTTCCAACTAATTCATCTAATGTAATATCTAAATAATTGGCTAGTTTTATCAATGTATCTATAGTTGGATTTTTATTTTCTCCTCTTAAAATTGCATATAAATTCCCTGAATCTACACCTATTTCTTTTGCTAATTTCCATGCTTTTAAATTTTTATCTTTTAAAATTTTGTTTATGTTGTCATTAATTGCCATTATTTCCCTCCTTTGATATACTATATTTGTAGGATAAATCCTATAAATATATTGTTAGGTGGTGCGCACATGCTAGACAGTAATTCAAAAAAAATACTATCTTTTTTAAGACTTGATGCAGGTAACAAACGTCGTGTTACTTCTAATGCAAAACAAATCCATGAAAATATTCCATCTTTATCTTTAAATGAAGTAGGAAAATCAATAAAATATTTATCTGAAAATGGATACTTAGATACGATGAATATTTTAGGAGAAGATTATCCAGTTATAAGAGATATAACTAATAAAGGACTCAATTTTGAAGAATTTGAACCTAAGAATCAATCACAAAATATAAATCAAACTTTCAATATTCAGAATATGCAAAACTCTGCTGTTGGTAATACTGGCTCTGTGACTATAAATAATGGTATTGATTTCTCTGATTTAAGAGAATTTATAGATACTAATAAAAACCTTACTCAAGCAGAAAAATATGAAGCCCAAAACATAGTTGATTTAATTGAATCAACATCTGAAAATAATATTCCTTTAAAAAAAGGTTTTTTGTCTAGGTTTGGTGATATTTTAAATAAATATCCTGATTTAGCAATGCGTATAGGTCAAACGATTCTTAATCAATTCTTAATTCAGTAAATTTATTTTAGTAGTTAGATACATGTCTAACTACTTTTTTATAATTCTGATAAAAGTTTGCCTTCTCCAGCAATTACTTTATTAAATGCATCTTCTAAGTTTTCATATTCTTTTCTTAGATAAGCTGGATAATTACCTTTTACATCAGATAGTGAATATGCTAAATCTTTTTGTGTGTCTATAAGAAGGTTTATTCTCCATTTTGAAGAATAAAATTCTGTCATTTTTTCTTTATTCAATTTAACCACTCCTTTTCAAAATATTCTGTATTTAGTTTTCAAAGTGCTATTAATCTTTAACCTAACATTGATATTTGATTGTTCTTTTTAAACTTATTAATAAAGTATATTTGTCCCTTACCAGTAATCTTAGGTGTTTTAGTAATACTTGTATGACCATCTGGATGTACTCTTGGACCTTCTTTTGTTTCTATAACTCCTAAATCTACACTTTTTTGAGTTGGTGCATTGTAATCCTCACCTTTACGTTTTATTAAGTAACCATTATTTCTTAACCAGTCAAATAATCTATTTTGTCCTGTATCAATTCCATTCTGTCTAAGCAATTTTGCTAATTCTCCAACCAGGATTGAATTGTCAGAAGACGCTACCGAATCAGCAAATAATACTTTTGGTTGTTGTAACTGAATTACCTTATCCTTTTCTTGATTTTCTAATTGTAGTTGTTCTTTTTCCTCAACTTCTATTAATAACTGTTGCAATGCTTCTTTGTATGTAGTTGGTAGTTTAGGCTGTTGTTCTTTTAATACTTTCTCCATTTCATCAAATCTTTTAGTATATATCCCTGTAAATGCAGTACCCTTTATTCCTGTCATTTTATTTGCTATAAAGTCACAACCTATTTTTGTTATTGCATAACACGGCTTTTCTCTTTTATAATCATCTAAATAAGTATTTTCAATAAAGTAATCAGATGGGTACAAATCTGTACTCATGTTTTTGTTAGCTTCTTCCATCTGATTTATATAATTTCTTATATCTCTTAGTAAAATCTTGTGTTCTTTTTCAACCATTAAAGCTATATCTCTGCTATCAGTTGTTAGTTTATTGTTAACTTTTACTATTGTTAAATCTTTCATATTTATACCTCCTTTGATATTTTTGTATTTCTTGAAAGCTTTAATTTTAAAATAGCTTCATATATACCCTCTAACTTTTCCATAACATCATTCCAAACTTCTTCCTCATCTTCATCTATTACATCATCTTCAACTATGTCTATGAAATCATCTTCCCTTTTTAAATAATCTTTTATTTCTTTATGCAACTTTAGAGTTATACTTGAAAGACTTCTCATTTCCAGTTTTGGTAAAAACATTACTCCTGCTTCTGTAGTCCTTCTCACATGCTCATAGCCCAGTAAATTATTATTATAAATAGAAACCATCTTTGCTACTATTTGATTGTTTGGTATCCTCTTGTCGTTCTCGTATGCTCTTAAACTCTCTACAGATATGTCCAGTAACTCTGATGCTTTTTCCTGTGTTAAATTGGTATTTTCTCTTGATTTTTGATAAATATTTTGGTACTCATATGACATTCAAATCACCTCTTTGAAAGGTTATACTATAACTAACCTTTTACTTTTAAATACTTACAAATTGCTTCTTTTGCATTTGGACTTTTTAGTCTATCGTTAATTACTGCTGATAGATGATATTTTGATAACCCTAATTCCTCTGATAAATCATCTAGTTTCAAATCTCTATCTATCATGGCTTTTTTAACTTCCTTGCTCCACTTTGGTAAACATTTTTTATTCATTATTATCACCTTCTTTATTAGTGTGTTTATTTGTGGTAAAATTAAGTTTGTATAACAATTTGTTGTCGTAAGTAATTGTTATTATAGTTATATTATAATCGGATTTTTTCCAACAGTCAAGGAATTTTTCCGACTTTTTATATTTTATAGTTTGAAAGGGGTAGATTTTATGTCCAATCAAAATATTTTAGACTTCCTAACACTTGAAAATAAGCTATCTGACAAAGAAATAATCTCACTTCTAGGATGGAAAAACCGAGGTAAAGTTACTGATATACGCAGAGGTAAATCTAATTTTACCATTGATGATGTGCTTATTATTTCGGAAAAATTCCATGTAAGCGTGGATTATATCCTAAAAGGCAAAGAACGTTCAACAGATATTCTTAAAATATCCAATTCAACTGATAACGAACAGGAAATTTTATCTCTATTACATAAATTTGATGAGCGTAACCAAATCAAATTTATAAGTAAGGTTGAGGATTTAGCTGACAAAATGTTAGAAAAAGAAAATGATACAGAGTAATTACTATATGCCTACTTCTTTTAACGCTCTAAGTAGGCGTATTGTTGTTTGCTCTATTTCCATCTAATCACCTCTTTTGAATATTTTATATTTAGTTTTCAAAGTGCTAATTTTATTTAAACTAATTCTTACTTAAATCACTTGATATTCCGTATTTTAAAGCCATATCTTTTACAATAGCCACATACCCCTCTATGAGTTTCTTATCATCTTGTATTACATCTAAATTGTTAACTTTCTCTCTTTTAGATTCAGATACACCTTCTTCTGCCATCTTTCTTCTTTTATTGATTAACCTTCTGTTTAAGTCAACTCCAAACCTATTGTTTAGCAACTCATAACTCTCTCTCCTAAGCAAGTTTATATGTTCAAATCCACCTTGTTTTTTTGCTATTTTTGCAATTAGTTGTTGTGTATCTTTTCTCCAGTCAGTAGCATTTAATGAAACAACTTCTTTTATTGTTTTAACCTCTGTCTTTGCTTCTAAAGCAATGCTATTTGCTTGATTAACTTGAAGTCTTAAATCTTTCATTTCTTTTAAACTTTCTATTAATACATCTTCTATACAAGTTGGCTTATGTTGCTTAACTTTGAAATATGTTTCTTCTAAGTTATCAAACTGCTCCCAAGCTTTGTCAGTATCCAATATTTTGCAGTGTCTATTTGCTCCTCTTTCAGTCCAAAGATACATTTTTGAAGTAAATTTTAGGTTTTCATATTCTGTATGAATACCTTTAAAATTTTTTAAATCATCACCTTGCAATAAAAAATAATGTTTACCTTCAATAAATCTATCTTTATTATTGTTAAAATTGTTACTTATATTTCTTACATCTGTTTCATATACATCTGCTAGTTGCTGTGTAGTTAAAACTCTTTCGTTATTTCTTTCTATTACTTGTAAGTTATTCATATTTTTCAACTCCTTTTTCCCTTAATGTACTTTTAGTACAGTTACTTTTCAAAAAAATATATTCTATTGAAGTGTTGAAATAAGCTGCTATTTTTACAGCTGTATTTAGAGACGGTACTCTTTCACCATTCTCTAAGAAAGCTATATACCTACTTGTAAGACCTAATTCAGCTCCTAACTGATTTCTACTTAGTCCTTTTTGTATTCTAAAATCTTTTAGTTTATTCATTTTTTTCACCTTCTTTTACTTTATCTTATGTACTAATAGTACAGTACTATTAGTACATTGTCAATAGCTTTTTTAAAAAAAATGAGCTATAATTGATAATTAAGAACTAATAGTTCAATATAAATTAAAAAGGTGGCTAAATAACATGATTGGATATAGAATAAAGGAATTAAGAAAAGAAAAAGATATTACTCAAAAAGAACTTGCAACTTTTTTAGGTCTTACTCCTAAGATGATTTCTTTTTATGAGAAGGAAGAAAGATTTCCTCCACATGACATAATTTTAAAATTATCAGATTTTTTTAATGTATCTACAGATTACTTGCTTGGAAAGGTCAATGTAAAAAATATAGACAATCTTAGTGAGTTAGAGCTAATTGAAAATCTAAATTTCTCTGATGATATAAAAGAAGCTTTAAAACTAATTAGCGAATTAAGTCCTTCTAGTCAAGAAAAAATGTTCAAAATAGCAAAAGTATTTCTTGAAGAAGAACTTAATGAGAAAAAATAAGAAAGAGAAGAAAACTATTCTCTTTCTTTTTTATTTTCTTGTTTATAATATTCTTTTAATAATTCTATGTACTTTTCTAACTTCTCACTATTATTTTCTCTTAATTTGTTCAATGTATCCCCTGTGTCAATTAGTAGTTTTTTTGATTTTTCCACACGCCTTCCCCCTACTATCAGAACTTACGTTCTTATTTTTAGTCAAAATTCCCAACAAATTTCAATAAAATATAACTATGTATTTTCATTTCTAAAAATATTTTTAGATTATTCAAAATTTTCTTGGATAATTATCTTACTTACATAATAATACTTTTGTTAAATATATGCAATAAAAAAAGGGGAATTGTAACAAAAAAATCGAATTTTGTAGAGTCTTGGTTATTTTTTCCATTCCTGTGTATTATTAATCGTCTTTTTAATTATAATTTTTTGTATTTTCTTGTTTATATAATATTTTTTATTATTTAATTTTAAAATCTTCGTTTTACTTTTTATACCATATAAATATAGTATTCTTTTCAAAACTATTTAATTCTATGTTTTTTCCTAATATACATAGCATTTATACAGAAAGTTTTATATACTTAAATTGTTATTGTCACAAAGTAGAATACACTAGAAATTAATTAAATACAAAAGGAGTAATTTTTTATGAGCATTTTGAATCTATTTAGAAAAAATAAAAACAAAAATAATGTTGATTGCAATGAAAAATCGAACGAATCAAAACAAAGCTATAATGATAGTACTACACTTTCACTAGAATGTAATTCTAATTCACCTCATAACATAGAAGTAAAAAATGAAATTAATAAAGTGCTGAATGTAAGTTGTAATGATACAACAAATTTATATGAATTAGAAAAACAAGCAAGAGAAAAATCAGATGCTTTATATGATATACATACTAATAGTATTAATAAGTTTAACCCACAAAACAATATATTAGAAACAGATACTAAACCACTTACATCAATAGAAAAATCTTTCCTAAAATACATAATTGGAGAAAATATATACGAGCCTTATATAGCAACCTATTGGACATATGAATATAATATTAACTATTCATATTTAATTTCTAAGTTTTTCAACATGGATTATCTTAAGATTTCAAATTACATTGAAGACCTTACTAAGTTAACAGTTTCGGAATTGAAAGAAATATTAAAATCTAATAATATTAAATCAACTGGTAAAAAGGCTGAATTAATAGAAAGGATAGAAAAAGAAATCTCATGCAAAGATTTATCTAATTTTTTTAATAGCTCCAACAAATATTATGCTTTAACAGATAAAGGAAAAGAACTGTTGAAAGATGTGCGTAAATCTGTTACTAAAAATACTGACCTAGAAGACCAGTGTTTAGAATTAATTTATATTGATAAATATGAGGAAGCATATGACTTAATTTGTAAATATGAATCCTCTAAAAATATCCAAAGAGGAATTAATATAAACTGGGAAAATCATAAAATTACACCTATGAAAATTGAGTCTTACAAAGCCATAAAGGAATTAGATATAAATTTAAAAGACACACTTTTAGATAACATAATTAAATCATCCTATATACTTTGTGATATGTTAGGAAATAACTCCAAAACTTCTATATTAGTAAAACGTTTGGCAGGAGAAAAAATTGATAATATCGAAATTAATAATGCTATAAATAGTATAAATGATGTAATATACAATCACTCTACTATAACATATAACGCAAATGATAGTATTAATAATAAAAATTTACATTATATGGATATTGTTAAAAATAACAAATCAATACCATTCGAAGTTAATAATAAAAATTACAACTTCAAAATTAATGAAAATGAAATCTACTTTTTTAATATACTTAAAATTAAAATGTACGAAAATGAATTAAAAAATAATTTTGTCTTTGATAGAATGTCAGATGGAGCATTTAATGTATTTGATACTTCAGACAACTTCATTGGTAAAGTTAAATTGCAAGGTAGAAAAAAATGGATAATGTACATGAAAAATGAATTTGGTTCAGAACATATTTATGGCGAATTAATTCACTTAATCGATGGTATTGATGCTTGGATTAAATATTCAAAGGAGTATCTAAAATAATAAAAGAGCTACTTAAAATGATTAAAACTAATTTTAAGTGGCTTTTCCTTATGCTCAAAATACTGATAACATACTTTTATAAGAATGTTATATTATTTTTCTAATTTCTGTTAACATACCTTTATAATCCAACTAAATTCTTTTAAATAACTACCATTTTGTTTTATTTTTACCTTTTTTTGCAAATATATGGAAATTGCACATAAAATTTTATATACTTAAATTATTATTATCATAAAGTAGAACAAAAAATAAAAAAGGAGTTTTGATATGAACAATGAAAATGAACAGTTAAAAAGTGATTTACTCATCAACGATGAAAAAATCAAAAATCTTAATTTCAAGATACCCTGGTATTATTCTTTATGGACTATATCCATACTAATTCTTTCTACGTTTTCAACATACTCTATATCATTTATAGTTGCAATAATATTCTTATTTAAAAGAAATAAGATAATGAAAAAACATAAAGATAGCATTAGTATACTATTATCTGATGTCGAAAAAATCAATAATAAATATATTTTATTAAATGATGAAATTAAAATGAAAGAAAAACACTTTGAAGATTTATGTGAATCAAATGAAAATAAGTTAAAAGAATTATCCAATCTATTAGACAAAAAGAAAGTTGAAATTGATAAATTTGATTCAGAAAACCAAGATAAATTTAAACTTATCGAAGAACTAAAAATAGAAAAAGAAAGACTTGATAATCTTATAAAAGATAAAAATATACTTAAAGATAATATTAATACTTTAAATTCTCATTTAGAAGAATTAAAAAATGAAAGGGAAGAGCTTAGAGATATAAACACAACTTTAAAAAATAAAAAAGAAGAGCTAAAAAGATTATCAGAAGAATTAATACAGACTGAAGATGAGGTTCTGCTTCAATCATTTGGATTATATAATCCAAAATATGATTTTGAAAACTCTGATGAATATATGGAAAAATTAAAAGAAATAAGAGAAATGCAAAAACTATTAATAAGAAATAAAACAGGTGTAAAATATTCTGATTCTTGGACTGTTGATGGAAGTGTTCAAAAAGGTAGAACTATGACTAATCAAAATATTAAAACAGCTCTTAAACTCTTCAATAGTGAGTGCGACATTGCTATGTCAAAAGTTAGTTTTAAAAATATTGATTCTATAGAAAAAAGAATACGAAAAGCATTTACTGATACAAATAAATTAAATACTTCAAATAAGGTTTCTATAAAAGAAAACTATCTTAATTTGAAAATAGATGAGCTTTATTTATATTATGAATACCTTCAAATGAAAGAAGAGGAAAAAGAAGAACAAAGAGCTTTGAGAGAACAAATGAAAGAAGAAGCTCTTGTTCAAAAAGAAATTGAAAATCAGAAAAGAAAACTAAAAAAAGAAGAATTACAATTCAAGAATGAATTACTTAGACTAAAATCAACTATCCCAGAAGATGAAAATGATAAATTAGAATGGGAACAAAAAATTAATTCTATAGAAGAAAAACTAGCTTTGCTATCAAAAGATTTAGATGATGTATTAAATAGAGAACAAAATACAAGAGCAGGACATGTATACATAATCTCCAATATTGGTAGTTTTGGAGAAAATATATATAAAATAGGAGTAACTAGAAGATTAGACCCAACTGAGAGAATAAATGAATTAAGTAGTGCATCAGTTCCTTTTAAATATGATATACATGCGACTATATTTAGTGAAGATGCACCTAAATTAGAATCAGCTTTACATAAAGCTTTTGATAATAAGAGAGTTAACAAGGTAAATAATAGAAAGGAATTCTTCAAAGTTACGCTTGATGAAATAAGAACAGAAGTTGAGAAAAATTTCGATAAGACTGTGGAATATACAAAATTGGCAGAAGCACAAGAATATAGACAAACATTAAAAATACAAGAATTAAATAATAAATTAGCTTAAATATATTCAAACAATTATACTTTAATAAAATATTATTTTTGAATATCTATACCAATTTGTGATATAATAATAGCAAGGAGATAAAATTTACTTTGTAAAAGGTGAATTTCTCTAATTGATTAGAATTTAAAAGTTATTTCTTTAAATCACCCTTATTGGCGTTTGGGTGATTTTTTATTTTGTCATATATGAAGGCTGATACAATACCAGCTACTATACTCAATAAAAAGTTAATTAACATATAAATTCACCTCCTTCCTATATTGGAATTTGGCGTTTATATGAGAAAATCACCCTTCGCTTTTCAATTTTATTTTCCTTGCTAAAAATATTATAACATATAATTCTTACATATTTTACCTATATATTACTTTTTTAAAGATTCGTCTATATATTTCTGTATACATCTACTCTATCCTCGAATAGAATTTATAACTTAGATTTGATATAATAAAACCATAGTTATTCAATATATTTTAAACATGAATAATACTTATAAAGGAGTGTACATATATGAATATCAAATCAGCTTTTATAAGAAAAAGAGGCGAAAAATTTCATGTATATGTGGAGTACATAGAAGAAATGACTGGCAAGATAAAACAGAAAAGTTATGGGAGCTATGAAAAGAAAAAGGATGCTGAAAAACATTTAATTGAAATAAAGTCTACTATAAACAATAATAAGTTTATAACTCCAAACAAAACAACTCTTGTAGAGAGATGCTATAAGTACATAATGACAAATGAAAATAATTGGTCTCCTTATACAGTTATAAATAGGAAATCTTGGGTTAAGAATTATATAGAACCTTTTTTTAAAGATACAAAACTTATAGATATAAATCCTAGCTTACTTCAATTCTTTATAAATAAAAGTTTCAATAATTCTACTTCCTCAAGTGCAAAAGTCAGATATAATTTTCTATCTTCTGTTTTAAAAGAGGCTTATAGACTAAAAGAAATATCTGAAAATCCTTGTGATTTTGTAAAATTACCAGCTAAAAATGTTACATCTGAAATTGAAATATATAATAGGGAAGAAACATTATTGTTAATAGAAAAGTTAAATAATAGCATAATAGAAATGCCTATTTTATTAATGTTGCTTTTAGGTTTAAGAATCGGAGAAGTAGCTGGTCTAAAATGGTCTGATGTTGATTTAGATAATAGTATAATAAATATTAATCAAATTCTTATATATGCAAACAGCAAGATAACTTTTAAAGAACCAAAAACAGAAAAATCAAAAAGAACCTTGTCAGTTCCAAAAGAATTAATTGAAAAATTAAAAATAGAAAAATTAAAACAAAACAAAATGAAATTACAAGGTACACTTGAAAATGAAAATAATTTAGTATGTTTAAATACAAATTTAAAACCTTGGATACCAACTGCATTAAGTAAAACTTTTCATAACTTTATTAAAAGAAATAATTTAAGAAATATTAGAGTACATGATTTAAGACATACAAACGCAAGTTTGCTTTTGCTAGGAGGTACTAATATGAAAGTTGTTTCAGAAAGATTAGGTCATACAGATATAAAAATAACTATGAATAGATATTCTCATGTGCTTGAAGAAATGGATAAAGAAGCTTCTGACAATCTAAGCAAACTTCTATTTAAATAG